GACCAAAGTAGTATGTTAAGTGACTCAGCTCGTCAGCAGTATCAAGGGATTGTAAATGCCTTTGATCAGCAGGGACGCCTTCTGAAAAACCAGATAATGGCAAATGGATCAATCGTAAATCGTAACATGACCCCTCAAGGAATGTTGAGCGAAACTTACTTTACTCCGCAAGGTCAGGTCATAGGCAATAAATCGTATGATCTTCTAAACATGGCTGCTGATGTACAGAGATCACGGGCAGCATAGGAGTTAACATGCATCCAGAAAAAGTATCTCAAGAGGCTATAGAGCTTATTAAGAAGTTTGAAGGCCTACACAAACTTCAAGATGATGGCTTAGTACATTCGTATAGATGTCCAGCTGGAAAATGGACGATAGGTTATGGCAGCTGCAAAGGCGTCAGATCAGGTCAAAAGATTACTGTTGAAGAGGCAGAACGTCTTCTTATCGAGGATATCGTTGAACACGGTAAAATCGTTAAGAAGTATGTAAATGTCCCGCTAAGCCAAGGTCAATACGATGCTCTAGTATCATTTGTATTTAACCTAGGCGGAGGTAACTTTAAGAGTAGTACACTCCTTAAAAAGTTGAACTTAGGCTTGTATGAGGAGTGTCCAGAGCAAATCATGCGCTGGAACAAGGCTAGAGTTGATGGTGTTCTACAGCCTTTGAGAGGTTTAACTAGACGCCGTGCAGCTGAGGCAGCAATCTTTAGCAGAGATGCGCAACTTCCTAGCGATGAGGGTGGCCCAGAAATGGTGCAAAAGCCCGTAGCAGCCGCACCGAAGCCGCTGGCTAAGAGTAAGACAATGGCAGGGGTAGGTATAGCTGGAGCAGCTACCGCTCTTAACGAGGTCTCTGGGCAGCTCCAAGGACTGGTTGCATACGCAGACAGTTTAAAGATTGTGTTTTTAGTGTGTGCGATCGCAGGAATATGTTTGGCAGCGTATGCGCGAGTAAAAGACCATAACGAAGGTGTTCATTAGTGTTTATCTTCGGTCGAATTAAGGAATACATTATAGCGGCCTTAGCTGTAACCATACCAATTATATATGTATTTGGTAGATTGAAAGGCGCTGAGACGCAAAAACGAAAGCTCTTAAAAGAAGAGTTAAAGACACAGGAAAAAGTGTCCGATTTTTATAAAAATGTGGCAGAGCATGAAACTGATACCCTTACTGATCGTAAGTCTATTACTGACAGGTTGCGCTCAAACGGTCTATAAAACGAAGCTTGAAATATACTGCCCCCAGATAAAGCAGTATGATGACCGTTTTAACGAACAACTAGCTAACGAATTAGACAGTCTCCCGCCAGAATATACGGCGATTGATGAGACTGTGAAGGGATATATCTATCTGCGCGATCGTATTCGCCGCTGCGAAGAAGAAAAGGATAAAATCTGATGGGTTTGTTTGGATTTAAAGATATTGGCGATATGTTCGATGGCGGTGGAGCAGGGAAATCTGGCAGTACGTTTTCAACGGAAGGGTCTGTATTCGATAGATCTGCCACCTTTAATGAAAAAGGTGAGCGAGAAAATAATTACGTCGATCCAGACCAAAATTATAACAAAGATACGGGCCTGAGTTTTGCAGACAGATTTTCAAACACTAATAAAAACAGGGAGCAGGAACAGCAAAACCACATAGATCAGATTGTCGCTTCTAATCCTAATTATCATTATGAAAACAACATGATTGTTGAAAAGAATGATGATGGGCAGATTACTAAGGTTGTTAGAAACTATACTACGCAGCCATTGACCGCCAATGAGATTGGTGGAGATGGAGGTGGTAGTTCTAGTGGCGGATCAGGCTCTACAACAAGCTCTGAAAATCCGCTCACACCTGATAAAATTCTAGAGTACGCTAAGAAAGCTGGGATCGTTGAATCCAACGAAGAAATAGAAGAAATGATGAATGATCCAGAGGCGTTTCTTAAGGCAAGAAACATGACCGTACAGGATCTAATCACCTTAGTCGATCCAAACGCTGAAGGAACTGTTCTCGATCCCAACAATCCAAATTATCAGCTGGGAGACGATCCTGATATGGATGTCTTTACAGTTGATGATGTTTCGACTGTGGATGATGTTCCCGACAAACCAGATGATATTACATATGACGTATCTACAACAGCCGATCTTTTAGGTACTGATGCAACCACCGTAAATGCGGCTACTGGCGAAGTCACTGATGACATGCTGGTTAATCTAGATGAGCTAGAGATTGATGTAGCTGATATTGCAGCTGGAAACGGCGCTCTAGGTAATGCCCTAGATGATTATGCCAGCATCGATATTTCTACTATGATCGACACAAGCACAGTTGCTGGTAAGCTTCTTGCCGACAAACTGACTAAAGAAGGTAAATCTTTCGTAGACGCTAAGGCATCCCTTCTATGGCAAATGGAGACCATTGCAGCTGAATTTAAAGATGGGGATGGTAATCCTAGAATACCTGCTTGGGCGCAAGGAATCGCTAGAGAAGTCAATCGAAGTATAGCGTTTGGTGATATTACAGGAACAGCAGCTACAGCCGCGCTTTCAAACGCCATCATGGAAGCAACTATTGGCGTTGCGGATAAAGAGTCTCAGTTTTTCCAGACCCTCACCGTAAAAAATCTGGATAATAAGCAGGAAGCCATAATCAATAAGGCAAAGGTTCTTGCAAATATGGAGATTGCAAATCTCGACGCAAGACAAGTAGCCCTAGTGAATAATGCAAAAGCATTCCTAGAGATTGATCTTAAAAACCTGACTAATGAACAGCAAGCTGAAGTTATAAACACTCAGTCAATGGTAGATGCACTGTTTAAAGATCAGGCTGCTATCAACGCCCAGCGCTTATTCACTGCTGAAACACGGGCAGACTTTGAGAAGTACTATGATGAGCTTGGGGTTAGAGTTGCACTGCATAATTCAGAACAAATCAACTTGATCAAAAGGTTTAACGCAGGGGAAATAAACGACAATACTGAGTTTAGAGCGACTATGGAGGACTCTAGGCAGCGTTTCTATTCTGAGATGCAGTATAATATCGATAAGGCTGTTGCGGAATGGAAGCAGACTGTAGAAGTCCAGAATAAGAAGATGATGTATGAGGCTCTTTCTGAAGACATCAAGAACATGCTGGATATTACTCAGGAGGGTCAGAACCAGCTTTGGGATCGTACAGATAGTCTGCTAGACTACATCTTTAAGGCGGTAGATAATGAGGCTGCTAGGGATGCACTTATTCTCCAAGCGCAGATTGCAGCCTCTGCAAAAAGCGGTAGCAGCAGTAGTGGGTTCTGGAATTTTGCAGGTCAAATTGGGGCAGCATTGATAACTTCTGACGAGCGCCTAAAAGAGAATATCAAATTTAAAGGTGTAGTAGGCGGCTTTAATACCTACACATGGGATTGGACTGAGGAAGCTAAGCGCATTGGTGCGGATAAATACCCTGCATATGGTGTTCTAGCTCAAGAGCTACAAAAAACAAACCCAGAAGCAGTTTCAAGAGATAAAGATGGCTACCTCAAAGTTAACTACGGGATTAGGAAATGAAGTTTGAGAGCGCAATAAAGCGAAGTATTAAGTCGTTTCAGAATGGAAACTTACCTGACAAACTCATAGCTGAATCGGGCGAAGTGATGTTTACCCCAGAGTACTTCGACAAACTTGAAGAAGACATGGACGTTTCCCAATCAGAAGAGGAGCTGGATGATGGCGATACCGAGTGAGCCAATTCCGGGCGCAAACTATACGTCCAATATAAAAAACTATCCGTGGCACAGGCCAGCTGATCTCGATACCTATGACGATGCTGTAGCCTACCTTCTGACGCGACTAGAGACAGATACAGGTATATCGATGGTATATTCTATGCTGAAAGTAGATATGCCTATTTCAGCCATTACAAGCGCGTTTGTTTTACAAGCTATTTCAAAAGGTAAGATGCAGATCGATATGGGCATTATCGCTGCTGGTCCTCTAGCCAGAGGGATAGAGATATTTGCTAAGACGCATGGCCTTGATTACGAAATGGGTTCGGACCCAGATGATGAAATACTGTTTACCCCAACCGCCTTGCAAATGATCCTAGGCGCACCAGAGCAAGCTGCTACGGAAGGTGAAGAACAGGAGATACCTCAAGTCTATGAAGAAGAGGTTATTAACGAAGGCGGCTTAATGTCTATGCCTGATGATATAGCAGAAGAACCTGCTTCCCCAGATGAACAAGGATCCATGATGGGCATTATGGATGAAAACCTTGGCACCGAAGATATTCCTACAGAGGAGCCTGATAATGAGCTGGCGTAACGTACAAGCCCCTAAATCTAGTGGTAATAGTGATGCCCTTGCAAGTTTTGCAGAAGGTTTTGCCAGCATATATCTGTCAAAGATGCAGGAAGATCAGAAGCAAAAGGCTAAGCTAGCAGAGGAAAAGCGAAAGAGAGAAGAAGAGACGCTTACAAAGACGAGAGAGCAAGAGGAAAAAGAGAGCCAGTGGCGGGAAGCTGCGAGAACACTTGCTGGAGAAATCTTCCCCAATAATCCAGACAACCCAGCGGCAATTAATTATGTCTACGACACGATTAGTAGCTATGAAGGTAATATTGGTCAGGCTACAGATCGTCTAGAGCTGTTGTCTAAAGAAAAGCGTCTAAGTATCGTGGGTGGACAAAAGTTTTCAGATCTGTCTGGGCAAATGGATGGCATATTTTCTCTCGAAAGTGGCTCTGGCGGATACAATGCCCTGCTTAGTCAGTCTCAGGCTAACCCTGATTCACCTATGTTTGGCAAAGACATTACTAAGATGTCTATGGATGAAGTCTTCGAATTTTCGCGGGTGGATAAAGATTCCGAGGGTAACTTTATTGGGGAGTTGGCTCAATGGAACTTTGATAACATGCCTAAAAACACTAAGGCATATCAGATGGGCCAGACTTCAACGCCTATGGGCAAATACCAATTCATCAACAAAACCCTGAGATATCTAAGGGACAAAACCAGTGCGTTTGAAGAATTGGGCATAACTGGCGATACTAAGTTTGATGCTAAAACTCAGGACGCTCTGTTTCTCTGGTATGCAAAGCACAAGATGGAGGGCAAAACTTCTCAGAATGAAAAGCGTGAAGCGATACGCGGCACTTGGGAAGCATTTGGTCAGCAAAAGGACGGTGTATACACTGTTTCTAACAAGCAGATCGATAAAGTAATCGAATTAGCAGAAAGTACTAATCCTAAAGTCCTTACAGCACCCCCTGTACGCTTTAATTTTGCAGATGCGCTGGGCAACATTAATCCTCAAGACGCTGATGCAGCAGGTAAAGTTGAAGCGCTAATGAACCAAATGGCTGCTGAGAATTACGAGCCTACAGAAGGCGAGCAGAAGCTGTTAGATGGCCTTACATCGAGTATCACAGGCTATGAGACTGAGCGTAATATGTTTGATTACGCCACCTACCAGAAGGATAAGCCTCTTAAGACGTATAATGACCTATATGGTGCTTTT